GAAAATTGCAGCTAATGTCTGCAATTACAGGGTCACTACCCTCCGTTACCGTATCTACGTCTTCTGTTCCAAGCTCTATTAAGTCCGCCATACCGTACTCTCCTAGCGACACCTTCATCTGCGTGTCTGGCTTTTCGTTCTGCGGTCTGTATGCCTTCTGAAAACAGAGATGCATATACTTGAGCGCCTTGATAATCCGTCCATGTCTGACCAGGCATTCTAAGTAATCTTAATAGCGCGCCATTAATAAGGGTGTCCCGATACTCCGACATGATTGCACTATCACAACCATTGGATTTAGCCGTTGGTTTGAGCTGTGCTCTGATAAGCGTGCTACTAACGACAGTGGTCCCTGGTACTGGTACAAGCCACACTAATGACTGCCCCTGCTTTATAAAATACTCAGGTGTTCCAGAGTTAGAAACCTCTCGCCATTTCGGCTTACGCTGCTCTAACAAATCAGTAGATATCGCCTCTAGAGTCAGCCCGTTATGGACGGCACTCATAACCTTATGTACGACAGTCCCCGACGGGGTTTCTAAGTCGTATTCGTAGATATTGCTTACAGTGGTGAGCGGATCAAGCTCAACCTGATATATACCTGTGCGTTCACAAAACTCGATAACAGCCGATCGAATGTGTCTCTCAATCAAGCTATCAGGGCAGTCAGGAACAACTGGTATCACATCAGGGAACAATTCTTCGTAGCTAGTGGTAGCCATAAACTATTTACCGAGGCATAGCCATAGGAGCTGAAGGACGCATCTCTGGGTTTGGCGAGGTAACTAAATCAACCTGCGCCTTTCCCGTTACCGATGCAGTAAACAGCTGGAAGTGAGAACTAGCGCGCTGCGCGTTACCCGCGTATTCAGCGTCTTTCATATAACACATATAAAGCACATAATTCATAATCGCGTTAGCAAAAATGTCAGGGATAGATAGGGAGCCGTTTTGTGCAACAGTAGTTGGGTTCGCAGAGAAAATAATCTCTAAGTACGCATTACCCGCCACCCCAGGATATACATAAAAATTTCTAGGGTTAGTTTCGTCATAGATATAATGCTTAACAATGTTGGTATGCGATGCATCACCTGACACCGAGGGATCGTGCCAGTCAGGACTTTGCCCATCAAGCACTTCTCGATTGACTAACCTCACTGAACGTTTTCCCGTTCCGCTGCTGGCGGCTGACATATTACGTACCACTTTTAGTAGACGGTTCCCTGTTGCAGGGATATCTTGTTTAGTACCCACAGCTAATGTAATGGTAGTGTTAACCGCACTAGCATCAGGTTTAAGCAAGGCAATTTCACGTTGCGCGTCGTTCACCCACAAAACAAGTTCTGCCACAACCGGCCATCTGACACCTGTCGTATCTTGTATTACTGTCTGTACTCTATCTAGTACGCTCTGTACTGTCACAGCCATGATATTAACCTATGAGTTTAGTATTGATTCCCAAGCGGCTTCCCGTTGATCCGTACCAACGGTCTCGCCCATTACTTTATTTACAGCTGAAGCTTTTGGGTATCCGTCAGCTTTGAAGTTAGTTGGGTCGCCCTCATCCATCATCTTTTCTAGAACGGTGACTAACAGCGTCGACGGCTCTTGCGTGGGATCTTGAACTACTTCTTCTACGCTCACTTCTTCAGAGATTACTTTTCCAGCTTCTTTTTTCTTGTATTCCTTTGCACCCAGTGTCAGTGCGACATGACCGATACTGTCAGAGACATCACGCGGGACACCCGCTTCAAAAAGTACTACGGCCCCACTTAGAGTCGCAACACGTAATGCTGTTTCACTTACAATCTTCATGATTAATTCCTATTTTCCAATGTTAGTTTTTAGAATTAGTACGGCTTCTTTATCTTTATCTTTCCGACTCTTATTTTAGGGACGCCCTTAGCTTTCTTCCTTCTCTTATTAAGCTCTGCGGTTAGTCTCTTTTTTGCATTGCCACTAGTGGTTCCTACGCCAAGCTCTTCACGGAATACCGCAGCTTTTTCCTTACCATCCCTACCCATATAGCTTTTGTAGCCAGCCTTTTTAGCTGCGCCTACCGATTTGAAATCTCTCCAAGACGGTTTTCTAGGTGGTGGCTGCTTTGTATTTTTTTTCTTAGGTGGTGGTTTAACAACTGTCGCTGACTTAACGGAAGCCTTTTTTTGATCCTCCGCAGCGCGTATAACGCGAGCATTAGCATCTGCCTTTTTTGCATCATTACTTGTCTTTCTAAGATTGACGCCTGCTCCTACGGTCTCGGGTTTTTGCTTCTTGAAATTCGGTTTTATTTTGCTCTTAGCTCTTTCATCCGCGAGCTTTTTGGCCTTAGCTCTATTAGCAAGCTGAGTCTTTCGCCTTACAACGGCCTCTCTGGCCTCTGCTTTAGCATTTGAAGTCGGGCGCTTTCTGTTAAATAATCCAAAGAATGCCATTACACTATCCTTACTTACTTACTTAATTAATTAATAGCCCCCCGTTAAGGGGGCTACGAATATGTCACTTTACTATGCGACGAAAAGATACATAGTTATGGTGCCAGCAGCAGTCGTCTGAGGAGCTACTTGAACCAAGATATCGATAGTGTCATCAGCAGCAAACACGACAGGCGATACAGCAGCCGAACCATGAGTTGCGTTACCAACAGCGAAAGAACTCGCAGTACCGCCAGCTTGGCCGATAGTAGAACCATCGATCAAAGCAGCCGTTGCGCCGCCATATCCCGTATCGAGAACAATCGCTGGAGATCCACCAGTGTCGAGATCAGTAGTAGTGATAACTACGCCGACAACGGTTTCACCTTTAAACACGTCACACATTTGAATTACATCATTAACAACAAGAGCGCCGGCTGCGAACGTAGCAGAACGGACACCCATTGCACCTTGGGGAGAGGGTTTGAAAGCGCTGTTACCAAGCACTGAACCCGATGTGTATAGAGTTGCCATAAATAATTTTCCTTATAAAAAAAGTTTGCCCCTCTCGAAGAGGGGCCGTGTTCTTAGTAAGCTGTGTCTAGTGCAATAACGCCGAAGTCTTCAACAGTGCTAGTGATATCGCTGTTGTACTTAGGCTTACGGAGACCGAAGATCTTACCTACTGAAATACCGGACTGGTTGCCGTAGTCGAAAGTATCTTCAACCATCTCAGGCAGGCCGATGTCAGCCATTGCAAGGGCTTGAGCACCACAGAACAAAGCACGCGCTCCGTTGACGTTAGCATCTGCGCCCCACTTATAGCCGGCGACTCCAGCGTTGCCAGAAGCACCAGTAGTAGCACCAGACGTGTTGAACACATGGCGGAACTCATGGATCATTACACCGTCAACCATCAACGACGAAGAACCAGAGAACAAGCTGTTCGACGTTCCGCGTACACCGGCGTTACGAACGTTAGCTAGGAAGTTTGCATCGAGCTTTAAAGAAGCCATTTGCTGCGGAGTTACAAACATGTGGAAAGTTTCTTGGTTACCAGCACCACGAATACCACGGATGTAATTGTCTTTAGCATATGCCTTCAACTCTACGATAGTCTCGTAGCTGAGCTTATCAGCAGCAATGACAGCAGTAGTGTCGCCAGCTAATAGACCGCTGGTTGCATCCCAACGACGGTGACGGTTAGCTGAAGGAGCAGAAACGTCAGAAGCAAACTCTAGATCGATAAGATCATGGCCAGCAGAAGCGTTAGCAATACGAAGAGCACCGTTGTTTTTGTTACTGTAAGCAACACCAGACATGGTTAAGAACGCTAGCTGGTCACAGCGGTCAGCAATTGCATAAGCAAGTGCGTCACGAGATTGCTCGCGGAAGTTAACAACAGTCTTCTGGTCAGTCATACGACCGGCCATACGGTTAGCAAAACGTAACTGGTCTAGCTCAATGGTGATGTCATACGCGCGCAAGGCTTCTTCATTGCCTTCCAACGTGTTATCGCCAGTGATGCCGTCGCCGGTCATGTCGGCTAGCAAAGTGATGTTGGCTTTGGTGCCTTTTTGGTTTTTAGTTAATTCAGTAACACGCTGAACCATAGCGTTTGAACCGCTACCAGCAAACTGGTTAATGAAAGATTGGTTGCGAGCTACTTTCCAGAAGTCGCGACTCCAAGTTTGGAGTTGGTCGCCCGAAAGCGTACCGAAATTTGTTGTAGCCATGATTGGCTCCTAATAAAGTTAGATAATTACTAGCGACATTAGTGCCACTAATATAAGCAGCCGACTTTTCAGGAGCGGCTAATCCGTTTCCTACTATCGTGTAGAAGAACGTTTAGCGTTGATTAACGAGGGGCGGCCTCGGAAGGTTTTACGCCTAGTACAGGCGGGGGGTACGGTTTTTACGCCTACGGGGCGACCACATGTCGTAGTGATAAACGTATTGTTATATTAGTACAGGTATTATTATTATGCAACAACTAAGTATGTATTACACGATTACCGCTAACTCAGTTTCGATCCAGACTTTGGCTCCACATGAGAGGGGCTTATCGGGGCTGTACACAACAGTAGCTACTACCTCGCCATCAGCGGAAACTATTTCTGCCCTATTAACTTTACGGTTATTTTTATAGTCTTTAACCGTTAACACAGGCTCGGCTGCCCCCTTGCTGTTAGCGCGTATGTTGTGCTGATTGACGTGGATGCGAGTCTTCATCAATCACCACTTAACCTTATCGGCCCAATATGCAGCTGACATCTTGCCCTTAGAAATATTTCTACCATGTCGTGCTTTAAAGCTTTTACGTTTGGCTTTCATCTTATCTGTCTCGCCTGCCTTTGGTGCTCCAGCAGTGGACGCACCCTGCTCCCCAAAACGGATGGTTTTAACGGTGCTGCCTTCTTTAGCCACGACAACATGCGACTTTTTAGGGTGGCTCGGCGTCCTTTTTGGTTTGTTAAAGCCCGATACTCCTGCACGGGCTAGTCGTGGGTCTTTTTCAGCTGCCATAATTACCTCTTTAGAACGTATCGCCGCGTAGGCGCTTCAATGTAGCTTCAGGGAGCGCATCGAACTCTTCTTCTGTCATAGAAGAGAGGTCAAGCGTCTTCTCGCCGTGGGTTGAAGAGCTTTCGCCAGGAAGTTCAGGAGGTTGAGACTCCGCCGCTTTAAGCTTTTTACTGATTTGCGTGCGTTTCTTTGCCAACTCATCTGTTTTCTTAGCTGTACCCGCCAAACTCGGCGCGTCTTGGTCTACTTCATCAAGGCCATTGTCCTTAACAACGTATCTGACTGCTTTAGACAGCGCATCAACCGCTTCATAGCCCTTTAAAATGAAAGCATCACGTAATTCGACGACTTCGTTAGTCATATCCTCGCTGTAGTCTTCACTGTCCCGACTAAAAACGGGGTACGCCTCTTCCATTGCATTAGCAGCTTGCTGAAGAGCGTTCATTTGGCGGTCTTGGCTAACTGTTTGATTCATTTCCGCGCGCATTTCAAACTCTAACGTGGCTCTTTCAGCTTTTCTGATTTCACGTCTGAGGCCGACGGCCTTGTCTGTTTCACCGTCCAGTACCATGTTCTGGTATTCGACTTCTTTTGCGTCAAAGTCATACTCTTCTGGGGCTTCAGCCGATTTTTCAGTTGCAGCATTAATATCATCCAATTGTTTTTGTAAGGCTTTCTGCTTAGCGAGTACTTCGTCGAGCCGCGCCTTGGGAACCATTGGCTTTTTCTTAGATTTTGGCTCTTCTACTGCAACCACCTCTTCTTCAACTTCAACTTCAACCTCGGCCTCAGTGGTCTCTTCTTCCGATTCTGCTTCTTCTTCTGTTTCTTCTTCTGTACTTTCTTCATCTTCAGAAACAATTTCTTCACTTGGCTCTTTGACTTCTGCTACTTCAGCAAAGCTAAGGTCCAGTAGCTCATTACTATCTGCATCTGGAATATCAGCCCCAGGCATTACGTTGTACTCTATATCGTTTTTTACTGTCTCGTCTTGCTCACTCATTTAAGAACTCCTA